ATCGTGGAGTTTATCATACTGTAGGCAATAACTTCTTCCTCAATAAAACTTTCATGAAGCGTCCTCATGTGCTCATGAGTGTGATGCGTCATGAAGGATGGCACGCTGCTCAGGACTGCATGGCAGGGACGATTGAGAACAACATGATTGCTATTATCATGAATGAGGAAGATGTCCCTATGATCTGGCAGGAGATGGCACGGAGAACATATGCATTCCAACCTGCTGCTATACCCTGGGAGAAAGAAGCAACCTGGGCAGGTAAGACTGAGGGAATGACAATGAAAGCACTGCAGTCTTGTGCTGATGGTACGATGTGGAATGACTATGAACCCACACCTATGACCCGTGAATGGTTGGTTGAAAACGGATACCTTTCTAAATAGAGTTGCCTTGCCACTCTACTAATGGCAGATATCAAGCCCAAAGTAGAGAAGGAAGACCATGGTGAAGATAAAAGTGAAGTTCTTGGTAATTTAGTGAAAGTCGTAGTACTTATTTGGTCTGCCTCTCTTCTCACATTTAGTTACGTTAGACTTCCTAACGGTCAAAAGATTTTAGATTTCGATCCCACATTTATTGCTTCGGTGTTCTCTGGATCTTTAGCTGCCTTCGGTCTCAGTCCTGCTAAGTCGGGTGGTAATGGAAACGGAAATTCAAAACCAGCAAAGAAAGAAGAACCTCCTGTTGCACCTGCTATTGAACCTAAGAGGTAATCATGTCACGTATCAAATGGGCTGCTATTAGTATTGGTGGTGTTGTTGCTGTTGCACACATCGGTGTCTTAGGGCATTTAACTGAACGACCACCCGAACCCGAACCCGAACCTGTTGTTCAGGTCCCTACTATTAACATCCCACATGGTCCGTATACTTCTTACTCGATTACTGCAGGTAAGGAAGGGTATACGATAGAATATAAAGCAAATGATCCTAAAGTATTAGAGTCATCAAGATCCCTTAATCTTGACAAAGACAAGAGAGGTTTTTTTGGTGGTGGATCTGAAAAGAGAAGTGAATATCGTCATGATCAATACACGATGGAAGGCACCCGTAATATGGGAGGTGCTGGAACGCTAGCAGAGGGAAAGTCTGCAAAAGACGTAGAGTGTATCGTGGCGGACGCTGGCGCACGATCTCAAGGTGCGATGGCAGGAACCGCAATTAGCACAGGTCTTCTTGCTCCTGCAGTCATGAACATTCCTTATGTTGGATGGTTGGCAGCGGGATGGGTTAGTCTTCTAGGTCAATCTGCAGGAGAATCACTTGGGTCTGAAGTTGGGTCCGTATTTAATGATTGCTAATGAACTTATTTTTGAGACCTTTACATGATATAAGTGACCCAACTTGGAGTGTAATTATCTCTATTATAATACTTTTATTGGGTGTGACATACTATATTGTCTATATAATGCGTATGGCTTTTGATGAAATGAACGATGAGCGATCTGACGAATAAAGATTCAGAACAAGATGCCAAACTTGCTGTATTAGAAAGTAAGATTGAAAGTTATCGCGAACGTATTATTGCTCTTGAAGAAGAAACAAAAGATGTTTCTGTAATTGATAGTACGTTAGAGAACGCGATTCGTCGAATTGAAATGGTCCATCAACGTATCGATAGAACAGAAGAAAAACTTAAACAAGTTGAACAAAAAGTTCTAGAAAATAAGATTTGGATTCAGAGAGCATCTGCTGTTATTGGTGCAGTGGTAACTCTTATTGGTATTATCGTTGCGATGCCACAAGACGCAGATTCAAAGGAGATCGATTATGGGCGCTATGATTCCACCGAGCAGGAAGTCGTGTTACAACTTCCGAGTAGTTGAGATTAATAGAGTTGTCGATGGAGACACGATTGATGTCACTATTGATCTTGGATTTGATCTTTATAAAAAGGAAAGAGTAAGAGTTGCTGGTGTTGATACACCTGAGAAACGTACCCGTAACCTAGAGGAGAAAGCCCTTGGAATCGACGCAACTAACTGGCTCAAAGAAAAACTGGAAGGTGCTGTGGCTGGTGATGATGACCTTGTTATTAGGACTGAACTTGTTGGTGGCGTCGGCAAGTACGGTCGTCTTCTGGGGTGGTTATACATTGGTGACGGGGATCTGTCGCTCAACGAACAAATGATTACTGAAGGATATGCTTGGGAATATGATGGTGGCACCAAGAAAAAAGATTTTGAGGAGTTAAGAGAAATCAGAAGGACATACGGCACCTTGATTGAATAATGCCTATTCCTGATATTCGACTCAATGATATAAGAATACGTGACGTTGTAATCTATGATGTACCAGAGTGGTTATCATCAGATCCACCCATGGCATTACCTGCTGCGCCTCCTGTTACCATGGAGGTGGGAACTCCTATTGTCAATATTCCTGGATGCGTTGAGGCACACAAAGACAATCAGGAAAATGTAAATTTAAAAGAAGAAGATGATAAGGGCATAATGACTTTGTGTGATGCAGGCACACCATATTACACTGCTATTGATTATGATAGAAATCAAATTGTATTAGAACAGGAACCACCAGAACCACCCGTATATAAACCACCACCAAAACCAGAACCACCAGAGACAAAAACTCCAGGAGTTCCTAAGACACCAGAGGTAGAGATTCCTCAGTGTCCTACTAGAGCACAAGAATTAAAAAACCCCATAGGAAAAATCCTAGAGGGTAATAAAAAGATTACTGGTTATGAGTTAGTTGGAAAAGAATGTATAGAAGTTACTGACCAATTAGAGATAACTGATCAAATCATTTCTAATATTCCTAATGCTGGTGCTGTGACTGCTACGGCTTCGATTGCAGTGGTTGCCACGACTTCGGCACTGCTCGCAAAACCTCTTGCTGATCTTTTGTTAAGAGTGGTGAAACCTGCTGTGAAGAAAGTCCTGAAGAAGGTTGCGACCTTAAGGGGTAAGAAGATCCCGCCACAGTCCGTCTCTGAGAAGATTGCTGAGCAGCGCCAGAGGAACCAGGCTGTGAAGGCACTGAGGTCGGTGAGACCGTTGAAGAAATAGGTGGAATAGTGTGACGATGTGGTTTAATGTGAGTTACATTTTGAACCACCACATCAGCACATATTTTTCTATAAGGACTTCTGGGATGGAAGCGAATTCCTTTTTGCAATAATTCTCCGCAATTTTTAAGTCTCGCAAGTTCAAAATCTAATCGTTTGTTAGCAAGTAATTGACCCTGTAGGGCAATCTGTGTTTCTGCTGCTTGCTTACAACGCTCTTGTAATCCACCATCAAGAGGTAAAGACAGTGTTGCAGAGAGACCAATACTGGTACTGTAGTTTCTTGTCATACCAGTTCTAACTGGTTTCTGCCAGAGTTGTGATCCTGGATTATCGGGAACACCATCCCCTTGCATTTCCATGATAGTGATAGTCATATCTTGACCATCTTCATATGCTCTGACTACATCACCATCAGTGTTGGTGTAAGTTCTATCATCATACCAAGTCTCCCAAGGCCAGTTCTTGACATTCTTGGTGACCTCTACCATGCGACCCTCAAAATCTCTTGCATCATATTGAGGTTCCATGTAATGAGTTTCAAATGGGTCCTTATCATTACGAGCGTGTGTAATGTAAGGTGTGAAGTTAGCAGTTGGTCCTTGACAACTGATTCCGTTTCCGTATGTGTTAGTAATATATGGGCCTTGTAATACCTGGATCGCCTGATTTGTCACCGAGCCTGAACTGTTTGCGATTGGATTAGCAGTCGCAGAAACACCTCCCACATCAGCAGCACTGACGGGAGATGCGATTAACAACCCGATTATTGGGTAAAGATACTTGTGGTATCCGTTACGCTTATAACCTCTGTTGTTCTTTGAATCACAGTTTGGTTCGTCATTCCTGGACCTTGATAAGTCTGGGTAAACTGGAATGCTTCCCCTGGATTTGTTATAGTGAAGTTGGAGTTGGAGAAGTCTAGTCCAGTTGCTGAACTTGTTACTTGTCCTTCTATTCCTCCGAGAGGAGTCACATTCACGCTGTTTGTTACGGTTGGGGGAAGCAGTGACGCTCCGTTGTTGGACACGTTTGTCCCCGAAACTGAATATTGCCATCCTGTTGCATAGTCTATAGAGTTGATTGTCTCAGTTTGCTTAGAAGTCGTTTCAGTGTGGCTGGTCATCGAACCTTGTGTGAAGTTCGGGACCACCGGGACTGCTCCAGCAGATTGGACCAGTCCGTGAATAACTCCAAGAATCAATCCGAGACCGATTGCTTCTTGTAGTTTAGTCATCAGTCGATTACCGTAATTTCACTTACGAATTGGCCGACGGCAGTAGATCCAGCTCCACCAGCCGTGATGCTAACAGCACCGTCAGTTCCGATAGTACCTGCCAGACTGCCAGCAGTTCCAGCGGTGTAAGAGGTCTGACTGGAGAAGTTACCAACCTCACCTACAGTAGGAGCTGCAGTTGGAACAGCATCACCTTGTAGGAATGAAGAACTAAAGGAAAATGCTTCTCCTGCAGTTGCTTGAGTTACAGAGATTGTACCAGGGTCATAGATGCCACTGGAAAAAGTTCCTGCAGAAACAGTTCCTGCTGTGGTTCCGTCTGTAGTATTTACGTTCGATCCAGATACGCTGTATTGGGAACCCAAGCGAGTTGCGGTGGTTCTTGCACTATCTACAGTTAACTGGACACTCGAACTCATCTTATGAACCAGACCCCCTGCATTTGCTGCAGGTGCTGCCATCAAAATCATGATTAAGGGAAGAAATCTTCGCATACCTGTCACCCTGATTTAGGACTGTATTTATTTAGAGGTAGATTTTTTTTGATGTGTGAATAAAGTGTTACTTGGTACAGAGCGATACTGTTTAGGGGTTGACAGATAGGGAAAACCGTCTTAATATAAATACATGGACGGGTGAGGGTTTCCTCACCATCCACACACGCCTGACCGAGACTAAACAGCGTGTCTAAAAAACAGTCTTTTATACCCTCCTCTAAGGGTGAGGAGGGAATAGTAACTCCACCATTTCCCTGATGGTCTTACTTTTTTGTTCAAAACAATGGCTACAACTCTTTCAAGACAACAAACCTCTTCGTGGGACAATTTCTGCGAGTGGGTAACTTCTACCAATAACCGCCTCTATGTCGGTTGGTTCGGCGTACTGATGATTCCAACTCTGTTGGCAGCAACCATCTGTTTCGTCGTAGCATTCGTAG